ATGTCTAAAAAACCAGGAGGACCCGGCAAGAACCGGGTCGTCAATATGCTGAAGCGCGGAGCATCCCGCGCTGGGCCTTTGCAGGCCCTGAAGAGGATGCTTGGTGAGCTGCTGGACGGGAGAGGACCAATACGATTCGTGTTGGCCCTGCTCACGTTCTTCAAGTTCACCGCCATTTCTCCAACTAAAGCTTTGATCACTCGTTGGAAAACGGTTGACAAGACCACCGCGTTGAAACACCTCAAGAGCTTCAAGAAAGATCTAGGGAACATGATGAATGTGGTGAATGGAAGGGGAAAACAAAAGAAAAAGGGGGCAGCCCATGGATTGATGCTATTTGCCATAATCTCGGCGGCTGCTGCCTTGAAGCTATCAATGCTCAATGGACTAGTGGTGATGTCTGTCAATGTCACTGATGCCATGGGACCCATAGTCCTCCCGACATCAAAGGGCAACAACACCTGCCAACTTCGGGCGATGGATGTCGGAACAATGTGTGAGGACGACATAACATACCTTTGCCCAGCTTTGGAAGCAGGCAATGACCCAGAGGACATAGATTGTTGGTGTGACAGGGCTCCCGTGTATGTGCACTATGGGAGATGTATGAAGACCCGTCACCAACGCAGAAGCAGAAGGTCACTCACAGTCCAGTCGCACGGTGAAAGCACGATTCTCAACAAGAAAGGAGCGTGGCTTGATTCGACGAAGGTTACCCGATACCTCACAAAAACAGAAACATGGATGATAAGGAACCCAGGCTATGTTCTGGTTGCAGCTGTCATTGGCTGGATGTTGGGCAGCAACAGAAGCCAAAAGATCATCTTTGTGGTGTTGTTGCTGCTGGTTGCTCCTGCCTACAGTTTCAACTGTCTCGGAATGGGGAACAGAGACTTTGTGGAAGGAGTTTCTGGAGCAACATGGATAGACGTGGTTCTCGAGGGGGACTCTTGCGTGACCATCATGTCGAAGGAAAAGCCAACTCTTGACGTGAGGATGATGAAGATGGAAGCATCGAACATGGCAATTGTGAGAGAATACTGCTATGAGGCTTCTGTTAGTGACATCAGCACAGAAAGCCGTTGTCCAACAATGGGAGAAGCTCATAACCAAAAGAGAGGCAGTGACAAATACGTGTGTAAATCAGGAGTGGTCGATCGCGGTTGGGGAAACGGATGTGGCCTCTTTGGCAAGGGAAGCTACGACACTTGCGCGAAGTTTGAATGCAAGAAAAAAGCCCAAGGTAGACTTCTCCAGCAGGAAAACATAAAGTTTGAAGTGGGCATATTTGTCCACGGGCCAACCAATGTTGAAAATCATGGAAACTATTTTGCTCATGTTGCAAGTGGCACAGCTTCTCGCTACACTGTCTCACCTCAGGCGCCCTCGTTCACGGCGAAGATGGGAGAGTATGGGGAAGTTACAGTGGACTGCGAGCCCCGCTCAGGAGTGGATTTAGCATCTTATTACGTCATGTCTGTTGGAAACAAGCATTGGCTGGTGCACAGGGAGTGGTTCAACGATCTGAGTCTCCCTTGGACTGGTGCTTCGGCCAACACATGGAGAAATTCTGAATTGCTTGTTGAGTTTGAAGAGGCTCATGCTACAAAACAGTCAGTCACTGTCCTAGGATCCCAAGAAGGATCTCTGCATCAGGCTCTGGCAGGAGCTATTCCTGTAGATGTCAGCAGCGAGACGGTAACTCTCACCTCAGGTTATCTAAAATGCCGACTCAAGATGGAGAAACTAGCATTGAAAGGAACAACATATGGCATGTGTGCTCAAAGCTTCTCTTTCGCTAAGAATCCAGTGGACACAGGTCACGGAACCGTGGTTCTTGAACTGACATATTCTGGTTCTGATGGACCTTGTAAAATTCCAATAACCATGGTGACATCCCTCAATGATCTGGAGCCTGTCGGCAGGATCGTGACAGCAAATCCCTATGTAGCTGGAAGCACAAGCAACACGAAGGTGCTCATAGAACTCGAGCCTCCGTTCGGGGACAGCTACATAGTGGTAGGCAGAGGGAACAAGCAGATAAACTACCATTGGCACAAAGATGGTAGCAGTCTTGGAAAGGCCTTTACCACCACACTGAAAGGAGCGCAACGGCTGGCAGCTCTCGGTGACACGGCGTGGGATTTTGGTTCCGTGGGAGGAGTGTTTTCATCAGTTGGAAAAGCAATCCATCAAGTGTTTGGGGGAGCATTCAGAACTTTGTTCGGAGGAATGTCCTGGATAACGCAAGGCTTGATAGGAGCGTTGCTCCTTTGGCTTGGAGTCAACACACGGGATCGCAGCATCGCTCTCACCTTTTTAGCAGTGGGGGGGGTTTTGCTTTTCCTCGCAGTGAACGTCCATGCTGACACAGGATGCTCCGTGGACCTCCAGAGAAAGGAACTGAAATGTGGAAACGGCATTTTTGTTCACAATGACGTTGAAGCGTGGAGAGATGAGTACAAATACTACCCTGAAACACCCAAAAGACTTGCAGCCATAGTGGTCCATGCCCGTAGCATAGGAATCTGTGGGATAAGATCAGTAAACAGGCTTGAGCATGAGATGTGGCTAGCCGTGAGAGATGAGATAAATCACATTCTACACGACAATGGGATGGACATAAGCGTTGTGGTTGAGAAGCATGAAGGAATGTATAAAAGCGCCCCAAAGAGGCTGAAACCAAGCGACGTTGAACTGAGACTCGGTTGGGAAACCTGGGGAAAATCTCTAATATTTGCTCCAAAAATGGCCAACAACACCTTCGTAGTCGACGGAAAGGAAACACTGGAATGTCCCACACGGAAACGTGCATGGAACAGCTTCGAGGTTGAAGACTTCGGATTTGGTCTTGTAAAAACCAAAGTCTGGCTGAAGCTTCGGGGAAGAAACTCGACCGACTGTGACACCGCCGTGATGGGAACAGCCATCAAAGGAGACCGGGCTGTACATAGTGACTTGTCGTATTGGATTGAAAGCAAAAAGAATGGTACTTGGCATCTGGAAAAAGCTGTGTTCGGAGAGATAAGATCATGCACATGGCCGACGACACACACATTGTGGAGTGAGGGCGTTGAGGAGAGTGAAATGATAATCCCCCACACCATAGGAGGGCCGAGGAGCCATCATAACAGGAGGGAAGGCTACAAAACTCAGAATCAAGGACCCTGGAACGAAGAAGATGTGACTCTAGATTTTGGCTACTGTCTCGGGACAACCGTCACCATCAGTGAGCATTGTGCGAAAAGAGGACCCTCCGTGCGAACAACAACTGACAGTGGAAAACTAGTCACAGACTGGTGCTGCAGAAGTTGCACACTGCCACCCTTGAGGTACCAGACGAAGAGTGGATGCTGGTACGGAATGGAAATCAGACCTACCAAGGAGAACGAGAACGTGCTTGTGAAATCCACCGTGACCGCGTACAACGGAGCCATGATTGACCCTTTTCAGTTGGGTCTCCTCGTTGTGTTTCTGGCGACACAGGAGGTGATGAGGAAGCGATGGACCGCCAGACTTACAATCCCAGCAATCCTGATGGCTCTAGCGATCTTGCTGTTTGGAGGCCTGACCTACACTGACGTGGTGAGATATCTCATACTCGTGGCTGCCGCGTTTGCTGAGGCCAATTCAGGTGGTGACGTCGTGCATCTCGCGATGATTGCCGCATTTAAAATACAACCAGTGTTTTTGGCTGTCAGCTTCTTGAGAGAGACGTGGAGCAACCAAGAAAATCTGATGATGATGATCTCAGCTGCCTTCTTTCAGATGGCAGCAACAGACCTCCAGATTGAGGTGCCAACAGTACTGAATGCATTGGCAATGGCCTGGATGACTTTAAGAGCATTAAGTAACACCAAAGTCTCCACCATCGTTCCACCTCTGCTAGCTTTGTTGTCCCCAGCTATGAGAACAGCATACCTAGACACATACAGGATTATACTCATAATGATTGGAGCCATGATCCTTCTAAAGGAAAGGAAGGCCAGCTCAGCAAAAAAGAAAGGGGCACCACTGCTCTGCTTGGCACTGGCCTCGACTGGACTCTTCAACCCTCTGACACTGATGGCAGGCCTATTGGCCTTAGATCCAAGTAGGAAGAGAAGTTGGCCAGCCTCAGAGGTGTTCACAGCAATAGGAATAACCTTTGCTCTAGTAGGGGGAATCCTTGAGTGTGAACCGCACACGATGGCAGTGCCAATGGTCATAGCTGGCATCATGGGAACGGCATATGTCATTTCCGGAAGACACACAGATATGTGGCTTGAAAAGGCTGCTGACATTTCTTGGGAATTGGACGCTGAAGTGACAGGTTCAAGTCCAAGACTTGACGTGACTCTGGATGACGACGGCAATTTCAATTTAATAGATGATCCAGGAACGCCTTGGAAGCTGTGGATGATGCGGATGGCGTGTCTAACCGTTGGAGCGTTCTCACCTTGGGCCATTCTACCGTCACTGTTCGCATACTGGATGACAATCAAGTTCACAAAAAGAAGTGGAGGAATCCTCTGGGACACTCCATCGCCCCAGGAATTTAGGAAAGGAGACACAACAACAGGAGTGTACCGAATAATGGCAAGAGGTGTGTTGGGTAGTTTCCAGGCAGGAGCAGGAGTGATGGTGGAAGGTGTGTTCCACACCTTATGGCACACAACCAAGGGGAGTGCCCTGATCAGTGGTGAGGGGAAGCTTATACCGTATTGGGGAAGCGTGAAAGAAGACAGGATTTGCTATGGTGGACCTTGGAAGCTAGACAAGAAGTGGGACGGCGAAACTGAAGTACAACTCATCGCGGTGCAACCAGGGCAACCTACAAGAAATGTTCAAACTATGCCTGGAGTGTTCAAAACTCCCCATGGAGAGATCGGGGCAGTGACTTTGGACTTTCCTACAGGCACTAGTGGATCCCCGATTGTCAACACCTTCGGAGAAGTCATTGGCCTGTACGGCAATGGAGTGATCTTGGGCAACGGCACTTATGTGAGTGCTATCGTCCAAGGCGAAAGAGAGGAGGAACCAGTGCCGGAAGCATATGAACCATCGATGCTGAGGAAAAAACAGCTCACAGTTCTTGATTTACACCCAGGAGCTGGGAAAACGAGGAGAGTTTTGCCACAAATCATCAGGGACGCGGTTGAGAAGAGACTCCGGACAGCTGTGCTGGCTCCCACAAGGGTTGTGGCTGCTGAAATGGCCGAAGCCCTAAGAGGAATGCCAGTGAGGTATCTGACACCAGCGGTGGAAAGAAACCACACAGGAACAGAGATTGTAGATCTAATGTGTCATGCCACTTTGACCCACAGACTGCTGTCTCCTCTGAAAGTCCCTAATTACAACTTGTTTATCATGGACGAAGCTCATTTCACTGACCCGGCCAGCATAGCAGCGCGGGGCTACATAGCCACGCGAGTGGCATTGGGTGAGGCCGCAGCCATCTTCATGACAGCAACCCCACCAGGAGTGGCTGATCCATTTCCCAACTCCAATGCGCCCATCAATGACATTCACACTGAGATACCAGAGAGAGCATGGAGCACCGGATTTGAATGGATCACTGAGTTCGGCGGAAAAACAGTTTGGTTTGTTCCAAGCGTGAAGTCTGGAAATGAAATAGCTCAATGTCTCATCAGATCAGGAAAACGAGTGGTACAGCTGAACAGGAAAAGCTTCGACACTGAATACCCAAAATGTAAGAGTGGCGAGTGGGATTTTGTGATTACCACAGACATATCTGAGATGGGAGCCAACTTCAAGGCGCATCGAGTGATAGATGGGAGGAGGAGTGTGAAACCAGTCATCATAGTTGATGGAGAAGAAAAAGTGGTGATGCATGGACCCGCTCCTATCACTGCAGCAAGTGCCGCCCAGAGGCGGGGCAGAGTTGGCCGAAATCCCACACAGACTGGTGATGAGTATCACTACTCTGGTGGAACCAACGAGGATGACTCTCAGCTGGCACAATGGACAGAAGCAAAGATGCTTCTAGACAACATACACCTTCCCAACGGATTGGTAGCCCAGATGTACGGACCCGAACAAGAGAAATGCATGCACATGGATGGTGAATTTCGGCTGAGGGGAGAAGAGAAAAGACATTTCCTGGAAATGCTCAAAGCTGACATTCCAGTGTGGCTAGCTCACAAGGTCGCAGCCGCTGGCATAGCCTACAATGACAGAAAATGGTGCTTTGATGGGCCACGGAACAACACGATTCTGGAAGATAGTAATGAGATTGAGATAACCACGAAAACAGGCGAACGCAAAATACTCCGGCCAAGGTGGTCGGATGCGCGAGTGTACAGTGACCATCAGGCTCTCCGATCATTCAAGGAGTTTGCCGCGGGAAAGCGCTCAGCGTTGGGATTCGTGGATATCGTGGGGAAGATGCCACAGCACTTTGCAACAAAAACAACAGAAGCCATGGACACCATGTACATGCTGTTCACAGCAGAGAAAGGAGGCAGAGCGCATAGAGCTGCACTGGAAGAATTGCCAGAAGCCCTACAAACCATAGCCCTCATAACAATGCTGGTTCTAATGAGTGGTGGCGTGATGTTTCTGCTCATCCAACGGCGTGGTATCGGGAAAATAGGGCTAAGTGCAATGACCATGCTGACGGTCACAATCATGATGTGGTGGGCAGGGGTTTCAGGAGTCAAGATTTCTGGAACTCTCCTGGTCTCATTGCTCATGGTGGTGGTGCTCGTCCCTGAACCTGAGAAACAGAGGACACAAACTGACAGTCATCTCGCGATGTTTCTTGTTGGGGTCATGAGCGTTCTTGGATTGGTGGCCGCCAATGAGATGGGCATGCTGGAAAAAACCAAATCAGACATCGTAAGTCTGCTAGGGCAGAGGCGAGTGGAAAGCATAGTGTCAGCCACAGAGGGTTGGAGACTAGACATCAGACCAGCCACCTCTTGGGCTCTGTATGCAGGGACAGCCTCATTGTTGACTCCACTGATAAAACACCTTATCACCACGGACTACATCAGCACTTCGCTCTCAGCAGTAAACGCGCAGGCCGGAACATTGTTTACTCTAGCTCGGGGTGTGCCTTTTGCACACTTCGACTTGTCAGTTCCCCTGTTGCTGGTTGGCTGCTGGGGTCAGGTGACGCTCCCATCGGTGGTAGTGGCACTCGTACTCTTGGTGTGCCATTACTCTTATCTCCTACCTGGTTGGCAAGCTGAAGCCATGCGGGCAGCCCAGAGACGCACGGCAGCGGGAATCATGAAAAATGCGGTCGTTGACGGAATAGTGGCAACGGACATACCAGATCTTGAGATTCCGTCTCCCATGATGCAAAAGAAAGTGGGCCAGATCCTTCTCATTGTTGTGTCGTTGATGGCGCTGATGATATCCCCAGGAGTGAAGAGCATGCGAGAAGCGGGAATGCTGATCTCAGCAACGATGGTAACGCTATGGGGAAACAGTGCAAGCAGCGTATGGAATACAACAGTTGCGGTGGATCTCTGCCATGTCATGCGTGAAGGCTGGCTTGCCACAATTTCAATGGCCTGGACCCTGATGAAAAATCTGGAAAAACCTAAGCTGAAACGAGGCGAGGCACGAGGACTTACCATGGGAGAGAAGTGGAAGGAAAGGCTAAACCAGCTCAACAGAGAAGACTTCTTCCGGTATAGGAAAGAAGCCATAACCGAGGTAGACAGAGCCCCCGCGCGGAAAGCGAGGAGAGCAAATGACATCACCAGTGGAAAACCTGTGTCAAGAGGGACTGCCAAACTGAGATGGATGGTTGAAAGAGGGTTCGTGAAGCCCCATGGCAAGGTTGTTGACTTAGGCTGTGGGAGAGGTGGCTGGAGTTACTACGCCGCAACCCTTAAGCATGTTCAGGAAGTGAGAGGTTACACAAAAGGAGGACCTGGGCATGAAGAACCGATGCTCATGCAAAGTTATGGCTGGAACCTGGTCACTCTGAAAAGTGGTGTGGATGCATACTATCGGCCTCCTGAGTCGTCTGACACACTCTTTTGTGACATTGGGGAGTCATCATCATCAGTAGCTGTCGAGGAAGCTAGAACCATCAGAGTTCTCGAGTGCGTGCAGGGGTGGCTGGAGCTTGGACCAACTGAGTTCTGCATTAAAGTGCTGTGTCCCTACACACCAAAAGTGATTGAGAAGTTGGAAGGTCTACAAAGGAAGTACGGCGGAGGCCTCGTCCGAGTGCCCCTATCTAGGAACTCCACACATGAAATGTATTGGGTTAGTGGAGCAACAGGAAATCTGGTCAATTCAGTGAACATGACATCTCAGGTCTTGACAGGGAGGTTTGACAAGAGAGTTTGGGTTGGACCAAAGTACGAGGAGGATGTTGACCTGGGGAGCGGGACACGCTCGGTCTCTAGGAAAGCACAAAAACCCAACATGGAAAAAATAAAACACCGAATAAAGAAGCTACAGGAAGAATATGCCAACACTTGGCAAGAAGACAAAAACCATCCTTACAGAACATGGAACTATCATGGCAGCTATGAAGTGAAAGCGACTGGTTCTGCTAGCTCACTGGTGAATGGAGTGGTTCGGCTGCTTTCAAAACCGTGGGATGCATTGACCTCTGTGACAACCATGGCCATGACTGATACGACTCCATTTGGCCAACAACGTGTGTTTAAAGAAAAGGTGGATACAAAGGCACCAGAGCCCCCTCGCGGAGCAGCAACCGTGATGAATGAAGTGTCAAACTGGTTGTGGGATTACCTATCCAGAGAGAAAAAACCACGTCTCTGCACCAAAGAAGAGTTCATAAAGAAAGTGAACAGCAATGCAGCGATAGGGGCCATGTTCGAAGAGCAGAACCAATGGAAATCAGCGAATGATGCCGTGCAAGACCCTGAGTTTTGGAGACTTGTTGATGAAGAAAGAGAAAACCATCTAAAAGGAGAATGCCACACCTGCATATACAACATGATGGGAAAGAGAGAAAAGAAACCTGGCGAATTTGGGAAAGCCAAAGGGAGTCGAGCCATCTGGTTCATGTGGCTCGGAGCAAGGTTTCTCGAGTTTGAAGCCTTGGGATTCTTGAATGAAGACCATTGGATGAGCAGGGAGAACTCTGGAGGTGGAGTGGAAGGCTTAGGCGTCCAAAAGCTGGGTTACATTCTGAGAGAGCTGGGAGAGATGCCAGGTGGCAAACTGTACGCTGATGACACAGCTGGTTGGGACACAAGGATCACCCGTGCAGATCTGGAGAATGAAGCTAAGATCATGGAAAAGATGGATGAGCATCACAAAAAATTGGCAAAGGCCATCATTGAACTGACTTACCGTCATAAGGTGGTCAAGGTCATGAGACCAGGGAAAGACGGAAAGACGCTCATGGATGTGATCTCGAGAGAGGACCAGCGAGGCAGTGGGCAGGTTGTGACCTACGCGTTGAACACGTTCACGAACATTGTGGTTCAACTGATCAGAATGATGGAAGCTGAAGGAATTCTGACTTCAACAGATGTAGAAAACCTAGGAAAAGGAAAACTGCAGATTGTGCGCAACTGGCTGATCTCCTTTGCCAGACAACGGGTGAGGAAGATGGCTGTTAGCGGTGATGATGTGGTTGTGAAGTCAGAGGATGAGAGGTTCGCGACAGCGCTCCACTTCTTGAATGCCATGTCAAAGATCAGAAAGGACATACCGGAATGGAAAGCCTCCAATGGATGGAATGATTGGCAACAAGTTCCTTTTTGTTCAAACCATTTTCAAGAACTTGTTATGAAGGATGGAAGAAAGCTGGTGGTCCCATGTAGAGGGCAGGACGAACTGGTAGGGAGAGCGAGGATATCACCAGGTTCAGGATTTGGTGTCAAAGACACAGCATGCCTGGCCAAAGCCTATGCTCAAATGTGGCTGCTGCTGTATTTCCACCGGCGAGATTTGAGGCTCATGGCCAACGCCATCTGCTCAGCAGTCCCTATCAACTGGGTTCCAACAGGGAGAACGACGTGGTCAATTCACGGAAAAGGAGAATGGATGACGTCAGAAGACATGCTGGATGTGTGGAATAGAGTGTGGATAGAGGAAAATGAGCACATGGAGGACAAGACTCCGGTTAGATCATGGAACGAAGTGCCATACATCGGGAAAAGAGAAGACATCTGGTGTGGAAGCCTCATTGGGACACGAAGTAGAGCTACTTGGGCTGAAAACATATATGCAGCCATAAACCAAGTTAGGGCTATAATAGGAAATGAAGAGTATGAAGACTATATGCCCTCACAGCGTAGATTTGAGGAAACACGGGTAGTGATTGACCCGGTTTTTTAA